CTACAATTTTAGTAACTTTTGTACCGTCAGCTTGTATTTCGTAAAAGGATCCTGAATTATGATACTCATGTATTCTTCCGTTGTCAGGTGTGTCGTCTACTTCAAACACATGACCGGATTCTGTTTCTGTTACTTTGTTGAAAGGATAAACCGAAGTAGTTCCTTTACCGAATGTAGGAACTGTGCCTGGCTCACTATAGGTTCCTGTGGCTGTAGAACCAAAACGAGGATGAGGTTCGTCCCAAGGAACAGAAGAATAATCCTTTCCTGTTATGTCAGGGGTGACAGTAGTTATACTTGGTGCTTTAGCTGTAGGAATTGCCTTGGTTTGTTTTTTTCTTTTCTCTACAAGGCTTGCGTGTTTTTCTGCTGCACTTCCTCGAGCAAGGCGTGAAAGATCTGGTTCGTTAAGATCATTGTATCCCACGTCCTCTTCAGTTCTTGGAAACTTTCCATTAGGGTCGCTAAATCCTATTGTTGGGTCTTCTATTCTTTCAACAGGAATACCTGGAAGTGACCCTATAATAACAGGACTTTGTTCGTCATTACCATCAGCAAAAAAGCCAACAACAGTTGAACCGGGTAATAGCGCAGGAGTTTCAGAGACACCTGACATACTTGCTGAAGTGACAGGTAGCATTACAGTAGCCCAGGGCAAATCCTTTGTAGGAAGTGTAACAGTATTGGCTGTGTGATATCCCAATACTCTTACTTTACATCTTCCTAAGTTTTCAGGATCGGCTCTACTTTCTACTACGCCTATCCACATTTTAAATTGTGGTACTAACATTCTTTACTCGCTTAGATCTAAGTTCAAACCGTTTTTCACAATTTCAGCAGTGATGCTATGTTTATCATACTTTATTGTGTGTTTCAAAGCTGTTATTATATAGGGACCTGAAAGATAAGGATCTAATACTGTTCCCTCATCATCTTCAGTTGTTTTGGATCTCGGTGACAAATATTTAAGATTAATTAATTGTCCCACTTCAATATCTGTTCTTCCAGGAATATTTATTGTGAATTTAAAATGATCTAACCCACTTAAATATGACTTTCTGTATTGTATTCTGTCTGTGTAAAACTCTGCTGGATGACCGTTTGGTAATTCGCTATTGTCTGTAGTACCGTAATCGGTGTACAAGTTTGTGTTGAATACAACAAACTCTGTGTGCATCATCGGATTACCACGAACATCATCAGGGATAGGTATTCCCTCTGAGGTTCTCACAAAAGCTTTGGCCTGATCCACAAAGTCAAAAGTAGATTCTGTCAATTTTTTTGTTGTTAAATCATATCCACGAATAGCATTTGCAAAGTAACCTGTCATTGTGCCTTCGATAATGTCAACCGTTTTAGGCATTTGAAATGAATCAATTTTAGTAAATGCTGGAGGTAAAACATTTCCTGTATATTTTAACCCATCTGCTCTACGTGGAAATGTTTCCTCTACAGGCTCATACACATATTCATCAAGCATTCCAAACTTTTGCCCTTTTTCGATTAGAGCCTCTACACTACTAAAATAAAATCCTTTATTAGACTCGAAAAACAGATAGTCGGACCCCTGCAATTTTCCTCCCCTAACTCTTTTAGATATGAAATTCATATTTTTAAAAGGAGACCAAAAATTAGAAGTATATTTTATCTTACTTGAATGAGGAGAGTCCGATATATACAAAGGAGTTTTTCTACCTGGATCATCAAACCTTCTGTCAAGTGAAATATAATCTTGATATACTGACGCAGCTACTTCATCAGTATTGCCTTTTAAACTACCATTAACAGTTATTTGTAAGTCAGAATATCCTTCAACAGAAATTAGCTGTAGTGTGTAATAACTTTGAGTATCGTTATTATTAAATCTATCTGTTACTGAATAAACTCTAAATTGCTTTTCAATAATATTAGCAGGCGCATCAACATATGTAGGTGTTCTAAACTTTATTACTACCAGTTCGTTTCCTCTGATTGGAAAGTTTGAAACAAGATCTATACCGTCTGATATTAACATTTTGGCTGTTAAACAGTTAGCAAAAATATCCTCATACAGGATAAATTCAACCATAAAGGTTTTTAGATCTAATACGTTACTGTCACTATTTACCAGAAGAATATCATCAAAGGTAATCTGACCAGCACCTGTTAAAATTTCGTTATCCACACTACCTCACCAGACGTCTATATATTTTAACAAAATCTCCAATGAATTTATTTTTTATCAAATAAATATGTCTTTTAGATTCATTAAGGTCTATTTCATAATCCATGTTTGTAACAGCGCTGTGAGTTCCTGCTGTTAATTTAGCAGCATCATAATCTACTACAAGTTCAGGGTTGCTACCAGTTATCATATAATGATGGACTGCTGATTCATTTCCTGCACCGTATTTTGTTTTAACGTATTCTGTCAACGCAACTGAAGATTTTGGCCACTCCTCGTATGGATTGATTATATTATTAACCAGTAAGATTGTCCAGTGATATAATGGCGTACCATATACTCTGTTAGATAGATGTTCAGGTGTTTCCCCGTCATCTAAATAATAAGCATCCATGTTTAAATTACTTACGTTACCACTTCTAAAACCAGTTCTAACAAAAATATCTCTTACTGCAATATTTTTATTTTGAGGAGTAGTGTAAATTAATGTCGGTAGATATTTAAAATACATTATCTGCTTGTCCTATAGCTATCAGTAATACCGCCTTCTTTTCTAACCAACATCTCAAGTTCAGTAAATTGCAATCTCATACTAATTTGAGATGGGCCGCCTGGCTTACTAATAAATGTTGTAAAGTCTGCACCGCCATATGATACATCCATATTAGTCAGCGCACAAGAAGAAATTTGATTGACGTACTCGTTACGTTGATCTTTGTACATATATTCGATGTTAAACTCTGAAGGGTAAATCATAATAGTTTTGCCTTCAGCGAGTTCTGGGTGCATATGGTATTTAAATAACTGAATAATATTCATCACATCTTCAAATTCTGTGTCATTCTTCGGTGCAAAAATATAATTAAAAGCAAATGATCTAAAATCCATTTGTTCAAAAAGCTGTTCTCTAAATGGATTCAAAGTCGTCTTAGTTGATACATCAAAAACATCACCGAAACTTCCGCCGCCGAGTTGAGATGGCAAATTTGCAGCTCCTTGTATAACACTTCTTGCCATGGCGTTTGCAGTGTTGTTGTTTCCTGCAAGAGTATTTTTAACAATCCCCAACAAGTCATCTGAAGATTCCGGCATAGGAATGTTGCCGTTAAGGATTCCTCCACCAAATGTACCTAATGAAGTATTTTGCCATTTAGCCCCGTATGATACAGTAGGCGGAGCTGCAATGTGTAACTGTATTGTATTAAGAAGACGTATAGTTTCATTTGCCTGGATAACTGCTTCACCAATGTTTTCTGCTATTTCATAGCCACCATAGGCAGTTGCAACACCTACAGCTGTTCTTAAAGCAGGAGAACCGGTACCAGCTGTTATAAAGTTTGCAACAGCTTTACCTGCTTTGAATCCCGCATAAACACCGGCAGCTTTAAATAAAGAACCGAGGATATCAATTTGTTCTCCAGTTGCCCTGCTTTCGTCTCCTACTTGCTCTTTTCTTTGTCTGTCAGCTTGTGACCATTCTCCAAAACCACCCAGGAGATTATCTAAATCTTTTTGAAACTTGGCCTCACTTCCAACTGAGCTTCTTTCTCTCGCATTAATATAAAATATAATACTGTGCGGTTGTTCCGGATTCTCTCCAATATCTTGAGGATACCTAAAACTTAGGTTCGTCAACAAATTGTCTACTTTGTGAGTATTTGCTGCGGTGCTATCTTCTGCAGGAGAAGTTTCAGGTTCAGCTGCGGCTACAGCTGGCTGCTGTTGTGCAGCGACCTCTTGTCGCTGTTCTTCCCGGCGAGCTCTTCTCCGTGCGCCAGCAGGTAATGTTGATTGCTCGTCATCATCAGCCATTTTTTTTAACCTCTATAAATAACCTTTAATATGGGTTTACATTATTTATAACAGGAACTTATGACATATACCAAAGACTTACATCAAGGAAGGTTTAGGCCTCGTAATCCAGCAAAGTATAAGGGAGACATAACAAACATTATTTATCGTTCCGGCTATGAATTAAAATTTATGAATTGGTGTGATCTCAATGATTCGGTGACCGAATGGGGAAGTGAAGAAATTGTTATACCTTATCGTTCACCATTAGACAATAGATATCATAGATATTTTGTTGACTTTTATGTTAAAGTATGTAATAATAATATAACTGAAATGTATCTTGTAGAGGTAAAACCTTATCGGTTTACACAAGAACCTAAGATCCCAAAACGTCGGACTAAAAGGTTTATAAATGAAGTAAAGCAATGGGGAGTTAATCTCGCCAAATGGGAAGCGGCTGAAGAATTTTGTAAAGACCGCAAGTGGAAATTCAAGATTATAACTGAAAAAGAATTAAAATTATGAAATTAGAGCGTGTTGTTTTAGAAGTTGCGGGTGGTTGTAACTATTCATGTGCTATGTGTCCTCATTCAGATCCAGGAAGAGGTAAAGAATGGACTCGTATCATGCCATTAGATATGTTTGAAGATATCCTTGATCAAATAGTAGGTAAGTACGGAACCCCTGTAATCAATCTCGAAGGCAGTGGCGAACCTACAATGAACAAACGTCTGCCTCTGTACGTAGAAGCAGTAACAAAACGTGGCCTCAAATCATTCATGTATTCTAATGGCAGTTTTCTTCGTGGTCAGTTTATGCAGGATGTTGTTGATGCAGGATTAGATTTCATGCGTTTCAGTTTCATAGGCTACAATAGAGAGATGTACAAGAAGTGGATGAGCATGGATAACTTTGACATGGTCACCGAAAATGCTATCAAGTTGAAAGAGTATATTAAAGAGTCGGGCAGTAGTTGTGAAGTAAGTTCCTATCATCTTATTCTTAACAACAATCAGATTGAGTTTGAAGTAGAAGAATACAGACGTAATGTTATTAACAAAATAGGCACTATCGGTTACATTTGGAAGATGCACAATTGGAGCGGTAACTACAAACCTGAATACGGCAGAGAAACAGATAAACGTAGAACGTGTGGTCGCCCTTTCGCACCAGAGCTGACTGTACGTGCAGGCGGTAACAACGGGCAAACAGCAGCAGTAACACCGTGCTGTCAAACTCTCGGTCCTCCCAATGAAGCAAAAAGTGTACTCGGTCATTTCTCAGAGCAATCCTTTGAAGAAATATACTTTGGTGAAAAGTATGAGGAGTTACGTAGACTACACAAAGAAAAACGCTTTGATGAGATTGATTATTGTAAAAACTGTGACTTCTTATATGAAAACCCAGAAGTTTTAGTGTGGAGTAATGCTCCAGAAGCTAAAACTGATTATATGTTAGGAACTAACTTTTCTCTAAAGGATTACCAGTAAACCATTATAAATAATGGTATGGCTAATCCATTCCAAGACATACGAGCCAAAGCTGGCGAGCAAGACCGTTCATTCAGATGGTACCAAGATGCTGTCCGAAAAATGGCTAACGGTATCAATACGTTTGCTGAAGTGTCTCGTACAGACATAGGAAGTTTTACAAGCAAGTTAGAACCCGGTAATATGTATATGTTTCAATACGATCCTAAGTATAAAGAAACATTACCATATTATGACAGGTTCCCTCTTTGTCTACCCTTTGACGATATTAGCGGGGGTTTCGTAGGCATAAACTTTCACTATCTACCTTATTTAAGAAGGGCCCAGCTTCTTGGTAATCTAATGGACTTTACAGATAGAGCATTAACTGAAAAAAGTAAAATTGAAATCAGTTGGAGTTTGTTAAAAAACTTTGGTAGATTTCCGGAAGTAAAACCTTCAGTAAAAAAATATCTATACAGTCAAGTACAAAGCAGATTTGTAAAAATAGAACCTGAGCATTGGAAAGCCTCTATCTTTTTGCCAACACATGATTTTGCAAAAGCAACCCAAGATAAAGTTTATAGAGACAGCAGAGACAAAATAAATGGCTAAGTCCTACTTTAACAATAAAAATTTTTCAGCATTTATAGCTTCAAACGCCCCGCAAAGAAGCGATAGGTTTGAAGTGCTAATAACAATACCTGATATACTAAGAGATGCTTATCCAGGAACAGGCAGTCAAACCATCAGCTTGATGTGTGAAGAGGCTCAGTTACCAGGATACAGTGCAACAAATGTTCCTGTAAAAATAGGCGCATGGACAGAATTTAGAAATCAAAATCTTGAATTTTTAACTCAAGATGTGGTATTTACTTTTGTATCAGACGACAGCCTCGCTATTCGAGGACTATTTGAAAAGTGGATTGAATTAACAGTAAGTCCCGTATCAAAAGAAATAGAATTTCCTGTATTGATACAAAAAAATATAATAGTACGAGCTTTAGATAGGCAAGATAATGTAAGGGCAGAATATCTTTTACTCGATTGTACCCCTAAACTTATCAATATCAATCAGTTATCTTGGAGTAACACATCTTTGATGAGAATATCTGTTTCATTTTCAGCGAGAAAGTGGGTAAGACTTGGCCTCGAAGGTGCAGTAACAGATGAATTAAAAGAAAAATTGAGATCAACGGGATTACTTAATAGATTATTTAATGCAATTTTTGATTAGAATATAGGAGATTATAATGAAGTTACCTACAGTGGTGGTACCGGAGTTTGAAATAGAGGTACCCGGAATGAAAGAGGCTTTAAAGTTTAGGCCTTTTTTAGTGAAAGAAAATAAAATATTAACACTTGCGCTTGAAGGCGGAGAAGTGATAGATCAGGTTAGAGCTGTACAGCAGGTTATTTCTAATTGTTGTATAACAGAAATTGCTGTAGATACTTTACCGTTGTATCAGTTACAGTGGATATTTATAAAATTGAAAAGTAAATCAGTAGGAGACGTTCAATCATATATATTGACCTGTGGTAAGTGCGAAAACAAAATAAACTACGATATGGATATAAACGATTTTAAGGTTTACGGAAATGTTGAAGAATCTAAGAAAAAAATAGAAATTACTGAAGAAGCGGGAATTGTTTTTAAATACCCATCAGCGCTCAAACAGGCCAACAGTGCAAATGAAAAAGATGAAGACCTAATATATTCCTGCATTGAGTACATTTATAATGACCAAGAAGTTATTTACAAAGATGATATAACAAAAGAAGAATTAACAGAATGGATTGATAATTTACCTGTTACAATGACAGAAAAAATAGGTGAGTTTTTTGTTGATATGCCGTTGTTAGGACACCGGTTAGAATATAAATGCAATGAGTGTGGCAACAATAACATTACAGCTATAAATGGTTATGAGCATTTTTTCGTTTAACTCTTTCTCAGGATTCGTTAGAAAATTATTATAAAACGAATTTCTTATTAATGCAAGAACATCAATGGGGTTTGAGTGAAATAGAAAATATGATGCCCTGGGAAAGAGAGATATATGTAGCAATGTTAGTACAACACCTAAAGAAAAAGGCTGAAAAACAAAAAGAGCAAAATAGATGAAAATAGAAGGTAGAAACATATTAGATGAAGGATTTGGCCCCTCCAATATAAGAAATGAAAAGGGACGATTCGGCAACAAGGAAAATGTAGCCAATTTATCAAATATGATAAGACAGGGCGCAGGCGAAGGGTTCGCTGCTATCGGTGCAAAACAATCTGCTATTTCGAGAGGTGCGGGTGTAGTTGCTCAAAACATGGGCAGCAATACTTTAGAAGTCCAGCGTATATTAGAATCTACAAATGATGCAACAAAAGAAGAATTTAAGAAACTAACAGAGTTAATGGCAAATCGAATAGGTGCAACAGGAAAGGCACAAGAAAAAGCCTTGAAAGATATTGCTGTACAAATGGAAAAGATAAAAATTGTTGCGGGTGAAGAAGGCGAAAACATTTCTAAAGCTCTTGGTTTTGACGAAGCAAATAAGCAAATGCAAGGAAGTGCTTTTTCTGCTGTTGCTAAAGCTACTGTTGTAGATCCGGTTAAAGATTTCTTTGGATACGGTCCTAAAAATAATAAAGGATTCTTAGGAGACAAAGGTATAGGTAAACCCTTTGCAGTAATGAGAGCCCGTAGAAATTTCAATGCTAAAGAGCAGGCAGCGCAAAACCTTGCAGAAGATTCACAAAGCGCTGCATTAAAATCTATGGGCGGTGGATTAGATGTAGAAAACAATTCTGTTCCTGAATTGTTGCAAGAATCAAAAGTCATATTAGAAGAAATTAGAGACGGACAAAACACCGGTTCTGGTCCTATGTTTGGTCCTATGGGTTTTGGTGGGTTATTCACTGCTTTACTGCCTTTAGCAAAACTTGCAGGAATAGCAGTTGCTATAGCTTCTTTATTGGCAGTTGCTAAATTAATAGCAGATGCTATTCCGGGTATTGAGATGACAGACGTTATCAATGCGGAATCCAACGCGTTAAGGGGGATGGACGCTGCAAGGAATCCCCCGGATACCAATGCTGCCCCGGATACCAATGGTGTAACTTCTGCTATTGATGATACAACAAAAGTTTTGAGTGAG